GTTGAAATATCTATCTATTACGTACATACCAATCAAAACTGCGACACCGTGTGGAATCTTAAAATTTGACATACTCTCGAATACATGACCAAATGTATGACCATAATTTAGACACGGCCGAATTGTTCTTTCGAGTTCATCCTCTTCTATGATCTTCTTTTTAATCAAAAGACATTTTTTCAGAGCTTCTTCCATGTCGTCAATAACCCATGGAATATCACCGAGTGCATACAATTTCAAAATTTCTCCAAGTCCTGATTGTATATCTCGTTCACTGAGGCTTCGTAAAAACGAAACATCTACCACGACCCTCTTCGGTGGGTAAAACGTTCCAAGTTGATTTTTACTTCCGTTATGATTAACACCCATCTTTGAACCTATACAACTGTCACACATAGATAAGAGAGTGGTAGGTGTGAAGACCCAATCGATACCTCTCTTGAAAATAGATGCACACATGGATGCGATATCTTGTGTTATGCCACCACCCACTACATGCATTGTATCCTTCTTCGTAAACCCAATTTCCATGAGATAATCAACGAGATCAAGAACTGTGTTCATATTTTTTATATCTTCACGAGCTTCAATTTTGAAGATATTTTGAGCGTCTGTATAACGATTTTCATAAAGACTAAATACAATAGAATCTATAACGAGAACATCATTTTTACCTATATGTGTCCTTTCGTCTGTGAAATCAACATTGTAGGTTCGAAATATAGATTTAACTTCCATTAATATACAAATCTATCTCTCCTTTATATAACTCTCACTTAAAACACTTGTATCTTTCACTTCCCATGTGGCACCAAACTTTTCGGCCCATTGAGAAAGTAAAAGTTTCTCTGGATACACGAGATTACAAGTCTTAGGCATCACCCATTTAGATGTTACGTATTCATGAACAATTTTCATAACATCTTCGATATCAATAAAATCGAAATATTTATCTTGATCGATGACTACGTGCCCTTCTCGTTTACAAATAGCACTAAATCGGGTGGGTAATTCATCGGGACCGTAACACCCCCATCTACGTAATGAATGTGTATTTGGTATGGTATCAATACGTCTATCAATAATCCATTTGGAAAGTCCATATGGATCTGTAGGGGGGTTACCTCTAAGAGCTGCACCACTTGAAAAGTAAATGAGTTTACCTTTGAATACCCTAACTACATTTTCAAACATGAGTATATTTTTCCACATAACATCTCCTTCATCTTTTTTCAAGCGACTTCCACCTATAACCGCACAATGAACAACCACGTCGTATGTATGACATTTAAAATAGTTAGTGACTGCATTCTGGTCTGTGAGATCCAAATCCATTCTCGTAACACCTGTCCAATTTTCGTTACGTCTAATCAAATTTTTACCTATAAAACCATTCGCACCTAATACACAAACCCTCAACATTTACTTAAAGTTGAACCAGTACTTTAAATAAGATGCTATTTCTCATAGATTTAGATGGAACTTTGATCGATAGTGAACCTTTACATCATAAGGCGTGGGCAAAAGTTTTAGATTTGAGTGAATCATATGTCAGATATATAATTAACACACACGGAATAGATTATATACTAGAAGATTATCCAAATTCAAAACGTCTAAGAAAATTGAAATTAGAAGAAATGTTAAAAACTGAAAATATAAATCTCATAAAAAATGCTGATAAATTTATACACTTTATAGTAAATAATAATATCAATCACGTTGTCGTGACTAACACTAATAAGGAACTCGTTGAACATTTTAAAAATAAAGTTCAAGTTTTAAAAAAACTAAAAAATTGGATCGTTCGTGAAGATTACAAAAATAAAAAACCAGATTCTGAATGTTATCAATTGGCTATAGATTTATACGGTAAAAAGAATGATCACATAATAGGGTTTGAAGATTCTAAACCCGGGTTGGCCGCTATCAGTTGCGTGACCCCAAATGTATACAAAATATGCAGAAATTCTGACTACTTAAAAATAATGGAATATATTAAACCAGAATGCCGAAAAAGATTTGGTATGCCCCAAATAAATTTGAATCATATGGGGAAGAAGAAATTAAAGCTGTTGAAGATTGTCTTCGCGATGGTTGGCTCGCTGGGTTTGGTAAGCGTACTACTGAATTTGAAAAGAGGGTATCTGACCTGTTCGGAAAGAAAAGCGGACTTTTTGTAAATTCTGGCAGTAGTGCAATTCTGTTAGGGTTACACGCACTTAATTTACCAAAAGGTTCTGAAATAGTTACACCTGCTTGTGGATTCGCCACGACTGTTGCTCCCATCATACAATTGGGTTTAAAACCTGTATTTTGTGACGTCGGTCTCGACACGTACGTTCCGAGTGTTGAACAACTCATGAAGGTTGTTACCCCAGAGACGAAGTGTCTACTACTTCCAAATCTCATCGGGAACACACCGGATTGGATAGAAATTCGTAAAACCTTCCCCAATCTCATTTTATTTGAAGATTCTGCCGATACCATCACACATACACCATGTACAGACATAAGTACCACAAGCTTCTATGCCAGTCATGTAATTACAGCGGGTGGAATCGGTGGAATGGTCATGTTTAATGATGCGGGACATCTTAAAAGAGCCCTCATGTTCAGGGATTGGGGAAGAATCGGTGACAATATCGAAGAACCGAGTGAGCGCTTCAATCATTCAGTAGATGGTATTCCATACGATTGGAAGTTTCTGTATGGTGTCGCAGGGTATCACCTCAAAGCATGTGAAATGAATGCCGCATTCGGTCTAGTACAATTAGATAAACTCGAGGGTTTCTTAAAGACGCGTCGCCAGAACGTCCAAAGATACATAGAAAATCTAAAAGACTGTCCGTATTATACACTCCCAAACGACAACAGACTTCCAAACTGGCTCGCCATCCCTCTACAGTGTCCAGATAGACTCAAACTCGTCAACTATATGGAAAAGAATAACGTACAAACTCGAGTAACATTCGCAGGTAATATCACGAGACACCCAGCTTTCAGGGAGTATCTTCAAGATTTTGAAAATGCGGACACTATCATGAAGGATGGATTTCTTCTTGGTGCGCATCACGGTATGACACTCGACGATGTAGATCGTGTGTGTAATTTACTTAAAACATTTGCGAACCGTAAATTAAACGAAACATGTTCAGTAATGTAATGGTCACCGGTGGATGTGGTTTCATCGCATCTAATTTTCTCAATCGTATGAAAGAACGATACCCCTCTATCAATTTTGTAAATGTAGATAAACTCGATTACTGTTCGAATGTAGAAAATGTAAATCCGGGTGTTGCCACTTTCATAAAGGGGAACGTTGGAAATAAAGAACTCATAGAGTATCTCATTAAACTTTACCACTTTGACGCCATTTTTCATTTTGCAGCACAAAGTCACGTGGATAATTCATTTGATAACGCCTTATCGTTCACTATGGATAACACACACGCCACACATGTTCTTGTCGAGGCGTGTAGGCGTCATATACCAGACGTAGAATTCATACATTTCAGTACGGATGAAGTCTACGGAGAATCAAAGACGGATGTACCATTCACAGAAAATGAGGGTGTATTACGACCCACAAACCCCTATTCGGCATCCAAAGCGGCAGCGGAAATGATAGTTCGTTCGTATATAGAATCATTTGATATGAACATCAAGGTCATACGGTGTAATAATGTATACGGACCGAATCAATACCCCGAAAAACTCATACCAAAGTTTAAACGACTTTTACGCGAAGATAAGAAATGCACCATACATGGTTCAAAGTCGGCTACAGTAAAGAGAGCTTTTATGCACGTCGATGATGTAGTGGATGCGGTAGATGTTATATGGAAACGAGGTGTACCAGGTGAGGTATACAATATCGCATCTGATGATGAGCTTACCGTTATGGAAGTGACCCAACTTATCATAGAGACCATAAAGGGTACTAAAAACTACGACGACTGGATTACGTACGTCGAAGATCGTCCATTTAACGACCAAAGGTATTACATTTGTGCTAAAAAATTGAAAGATTTGGGGTGGTCTCAGAAAAAGACCAGGAAAGACCTCATAAATTTTCTCATGGTATAATAAATGTCTAAGATGGCTGCTTTAAGTGCTATGGCGGGTAGGGCCCAGGGGGCTATGGGCGCCGCTGGTGGAGCTATGGCTGGTAAAATGGGTGCCGCCGGTACGGCTGTTACACAGACCGCCGCCTATCAAGGTGCCGCTGCGAACGCTGCCAAGTCGGTAGGTCTCGAAATCAACTATGGTCAAATCGGTATAATCATGTTTTTCGGGTTCTTCTACCTTGTCATCGCCGCCCTTGGTATCGATATGTACAATAAGTGTACCGAGCAACACGGTAATAAAACACAAGAGAATCTCAAAAACTTTTTATCGTATACACTTACCATGGCGCTCACCATCCCATGCACCCTTTTACTTCTCAAGGTTGCTGGTGATAAGCTCAGCGGTATCATGGTCCTTCTCTTCGGTATAATGGGTGTCGTAGGTAGTTCCGCCGCACTCAATTGGTCGAGGACTTGTGAAGATGCGAAGAGTGACGATTCCAAAAAGGCTTACAGTGCCGTAAGCCTCGTTATTTTCCTTCTCGCCTTTTTGGTTGGATTATTTATGTTGCGACCAAGTAAGGCCAAGATCGCTTAAATGAAAGCGTTAGCTATAAATACATACATTCTCATGATGTTCTTGTCCTACGTGTTACCTAGGGCAGGAACATTTTCAATGGAAGAAAAAGTTAATATGATTGAATTTTTGAGTTACATGGCACTCAATCCCAATAGAGTGGTAAATCCGAGCATAGCCAACCTACCATTCTTAAGCTCAGCATCGGGGGTGAATGCCCCGATTTTCTCGATGGTGAAATCTTCAGCAGTAAACACCGATGCGAGCGCCAGTGTGGTGACTACACCAGTCGCAGCCATCGCGTATACGGGATCCTCAACCTGTTGAATGATATTGTCACCAGTCATAGCCCAGTTCATAGAACCCCAAAGGAAACCCTGCATAGCAGCGCGACCATTGAGAACTTCAGCGAAGCGATATTCTGGGACTGGTTCAGGCTTCTCCTCGTACTCGATTATGATATTCTGAACAGGCTGTTCTTCTACAGGGGAAGAGCGTGTGATTGACGTAGTGCGCGTACGACGCTTAGTGGTCTGACGATGCACATGACCGACTGGCTTAATCGACGAACAAATGAGAGTGCTCATTTCTATATTCTAAAACATTCGTATCTTTAAACCACTCTAAAAAAGTGGAACATGGGGGTGAAGAGATTCGGTTAGAAGAAGAGATGCGATACCAACCATTGCGAGTCGACCATTTACAAGCTCAGTCTCAGGCTTCCAGAAACCCTGAATGTAGCCCTCATCCTTAGGATTCGCCGCTGTTCCGAGGAACGCCAGACTGGCAACAGCGACAGAAAGACCAATGTTCTCGCTGAATTGAGTACTGATGGAGTTACCAGTCATGATCTCATCAACCACAGCGGATGTGAACCCAATCATAGCAGCACGACCATTTACACGCTCAGCGACCGCAAGGAAATCGTTAGGGCGCTCAACGGGTGTGAGCATAGGAGACTTGAAAGTGGACGACGAGGCCTTCTTAGAAATCTTATTGGTTTTGACAACTGGCTTGTTAACAGACGCAAGAATGAGAGTGCTCATTTCTGGATAAGACGGGTTCTTATCCTTTAAACCAGATTAATTTATTTTTATAGATTCGGCTCATCACATAAACCTGAACAGCTAAAGCAATAGACGTATTTACCGTCAAAAGGTTTAGCCCATATCTCCTAGATTGATAGGTAAGCCAAAGAGATGTAGTTATTATACCCAAAAGTAACATATGTTTAGATTCTTCACCAACTTCATCTGACCTGTTAAAATTGTCATAAATCTGAACAAAACCCAGACCCAGAGCGATACTCGCGATGATATCGTCAATTTTCATTCTCAGTTATAGTATATGGATATTATTTTACAGAAATTTGCGGGAAAGATTGATGCTCAGAGCC